TGTGCCTGTTGCCAACGGCATCAGCGGCGGCTATCTACGCCCTGCTGATGGTTTGATCGCACAGGGCACCGGCCCTGGAATTGATCGAGGCGGCATCAACTGGAATGGTCTGCTGTATCGGGTCATGGGCACGAAACTTGTGTCCATTAGCGATGCCAATGTTGTCACTGTAATTGGTGATGTGGGTGGCTCGACGGATCTAGTCATCATGGACTATTCGTTTGACTACCTCGGCATCGTGTCTAGTGGTGAAATTTACTTCTACGATGGCACGACGCTGACGCAGGCCAATTATCCGCCATTGTCACTTGTGACCATTGGGCCGATCATCGACTTTTGTTTTATTGATGGTCGGTTCATGCTGACTGACGGCCTAAAGTTGTATTCAACAGACGTTGGTGATCCGTTCACCATTGGCCCGTTTGCGTATGCGGAGCCTGTGGCAGACCCTGACCCTGTATCGTCGCTGTTGCGGTTACGAAACGAGGTGTATGCGATCAACCGCAACACCATCGAAGTGTACGAATCAATTGGTGGGTCTGCACCGTTCCCGTTTGCGGTGATCGACGGAGCGCAGATCCAGAAGGGTGCCATTGGCGTTCAGGGATCGTGCGTCTTTTCCGAGATGATTGCCTTCATCGGCAGCGGTCGCAACGAAGCGCCTGCGGTCTATCTCGGCTCTGCTGCAACTGCACAAAAGATCAGCACGCAAGAGATTGACGAGATTCTGGCGACATACACAGAGCAGCAGTTATCTCTGGTGAAACTGGAGCCTCGCAACGACAAGTCGCAGCAATTCCTGTATCTGCATCTGCCAGACCGCACGCTGGTCTACGACGCTGCGTCATCTGCTGCGTTGCAGCAACAGGTGTGGACTGTGCTGGTCAGCACGACTGATGGTTTTGCACAGTATCGCGCACGCAACTTTGTCTGGATTTACGACAAATGGACTTGCGGCGATCCTCAGTCCAGCACCTTCGGATACATGAATGACTCGATTTCGAGCCATTGGGGTCAGATTGTGCGATGGGAGTTCGGAACGGCCATCGTGTACAACGAGAGCAACGGCGCGATCTTTCATCAACTTGAGTTGGTTTCTCTAACGGGTCGCGTGGCCTTGGGTCAGAACCCTTGGATCAGCACCAGTTACTCATACGACGGTCAAACATGGAGCCAAGACAAGGCGATTCAGGTTGGCACTGTCGGACAGACGCAAAAGCGTTTGGTGTGGTTCCAGCAGGGTCACATGCGGAACTGGCGTGTGCAGCGGTTCCGTGGCGACAGTCAGGCGCATCTATCGTTTGCAAGACTTGAGGCTCGGCTGGAGCCTCTGGCGTACTGATGGCAACTTCTAACAGACTCAACCTGACGCGAGATGAACTTGCGTCATTCCTGAAGAATCATCACCAGATTCGTCAGTTCGAGCGACTGTTTGCTGATGTTGAGCCACTTGAGCCTACGACGCTTGATGATCTGGCTTTGACTGGCGATAACGCAGCACAAAAGGCTGTGCAGGCCATTGATGGGCTGGAGGCGCAGAAGCAGGAACTTGAGGTCACGGTGGCTGCGCTAGAGGCCAAGGTAAATCAGGCTGTTAGCGCGTTGTCGTCGATCAACGATCAGTTGTCGATGCTCATGCAGGCACCGCCTCCTCGTGAGTTCAAGCGGTCGCGCTACGGGTCGTTCTACGACACGACGACGCAGACGGCAGCGGCTATCAACACAGCCACAGCCATCACGTTCAATACGACCGATCTGAGTCATGGTGTTCGTATTGGCACGACGACATCTCATGTGATTGTGGATACGCCTGGGATTTATAATTTCCAGACATCCATTCAGTTGGATAGCACAGTCTCAACAGCCGAAGAGTTCTACTTGTGGTTTCGGCTGAACGGAGTTGATATAACGAACTCAGCATCGCAAGTCAGGACTCAGGGCAACAACGCCGAGATTTTTGTTGCTTTGAATTTCTTTTTTGACTTGAAGGATGATGACTACGTTGAACTGATGTATTCAGTCAGCAATACTGCGGTGCAATTGCTTGCCTCTGGCGCGGTGGCACCTCATCCTGGCATCCCGTCTGTCATTCTGACGGTCGCAAACAATATTCAAGGGGTTCAATAATGGCAGTCGTCGCAAAAGTTCTTGTTCCTCCGTTGCAGTTGGCAACGGCTGCGACCACTCAGTACACAGCAAGCAATGTCAAAGCAATCATTGACAAGGTGACTGTGACGAATACAAACACGGTGAATTGTTCGTTCAACGTTCACATTGTCACCAGTGGCGGATCTGCCAACAATGGCAATCTGGTCATTGATACCAAGACGGTCGTGCCGAATGAGACTTATCTGTGCCCTGAGTTGGTGGGTCAGGTGCTGGATTCTGGCGACTTCATCAGCACCTCGGCTAGTTTGGCAAATGCGCTGACATTTCGAGTCTCTGGAAGGGAGATCGCATAATGGAAGGCGCAAAGATGCCGGTAATGATGATCGGCGGCTTCAATGGGATTGAGGCTGAAGAACCGTTCATCACAGCCGCAGAGAACAAGAAGAACACGCAGGTCGTCATCAACAACTGGATGCTTGGGCCTGAGCAGCCGTCCAATGAGCCTGGGGCAAATAAGCCTTACTGGATGAAACTTGCCAAGGCGATGCAGGTTGATGAGGCTGAGGCTCGGCGTCGGCGCTGCTCGAACTGCGAGTATTACGACAACTCCACCAAGACGCAGGTTAAGATGGAGCGCATCCCCCGCAATGCCTGGGACACTGGTGCCGGTTATCGTGGCTACTGCGACAAGTTTGAGTTTGTATGCCATGACATGCGAGCGTGTCAGGCATGGGAAGAACGCGAGTTTGAAGAAGATTGACGCCGCCTACAGTTGTGCGACAATGATGCTACTGAGCCGCCCGCGCCCGCCAGTAGCGCATCCGTTGGGATAGCGTTGTGAGCGACCTCGTACCAGCAGATCATCTACCGATCTATCGACTTGAGGCCGAACTGCTGCGTTTGCCGCAGATCGAGATGCCTGTCGATCATGACTTCTGCAATGGGTTGTATGCCCGCACGATGCACATTCCTGCGGGCACTGTGCTGACTGGCGCTGTACACAAAGACGAGTCGTTCTTTGTGGTGCGTAAAGGCGATCTGATCGTAACGACAGACAATGGCACCGCGCAAGTCGGGCCGGGATTCATGAGCGTCACGCGACCAAATACCAAACGCGCAGGTATTGCGCTGACGGATGTCGAAGTGACGACTTTTCACGCCAATCCAGCCAACGAGACTAATCCTGAAGTGCTATGGGAAACATACACTGTCCCAGCACCAGTTGAGGCGTTAGAGGCTGTGGCGCATCCTCATTTGGAGTACATGAAATGACATTCGGACTATCTGGTGCTGCTTTGGCGGGTGTTGCTGCCGCTGGTGCAACCGTTGTATCTGGTGCTATGCAATCACGTTCCGCTCGCAAAGCCGCTGAACTTCAAGCAGGCGCAGCAGCGGAGGGTATTGACGAACAGCAGCGTCAGTTTGATGTCGTGCAGGAGTTGCTTGCGCCGTATGTACAAGGTGGCACGCAGGCGTTCCAAGCACAGCAGGCGCTACTTGGTCTTGGTGGTGCCGAGCAACAACAGCAAGCTATTTCTGCGCTGGAGCAAAGTCCGCTCTATCAGGCTCAAGTGCGTCAGGGCGAGCAGGCACTGATTCAAAACGCAGCGGCCACAGGGCAACTGCGAGGTGGCAACCTTGCTGCTGCCCTGGCTCAGTTTCGTCCGCAAATGTTGCAAAAGCAGATTCAGCAGCAGTTCGCCAACCTTGGCGGACTGGCTCAGTATGGTCAGTCATCTGCGGCTCGCGTAGGTGCAGGCGCTCAGGCTGCTGGCACCAATATCGCCGATCTCCTCGGGCAGCAGGGTGCTGCTATGGCTGGTGGTCAGTTGGCTCAAGGGCAGGCGTTTGCTGCGCTCCCGAGTGCGGTTGCGGGAGGACTTGGAATCTATCGTGGTCTTGGTGGGGCTGGTGGTTTCGGTGGGTCGATTGGATTGCCGTCATCAAGCGAGTTGTTCAATCTGCAAAATCAAGCGGCGAGCAACGTTGCATCCGGCAATATCCAGGCAGGAAGCACACCGTTCTAAGGATCAATCATGGTCGCACCGATTAACTACGGCATTCAAATCCCTGACCCTACGCAGGCGTTTACTTCAGCGTTTAACCTTGGCGCGGGTATTCAAGAAGCTGAAGCGAAGCAGCAGCAAGCACAGCGGCAATTGCAGATGGAGCAGCAAGTCGCTGCTGCTCGACAGCGTGTGATGAGTCCTGACGCCACATCGCAGGACTATTTTAATTTGGCAATGATGCTGCCAGAGAACATGTCAAAACCCGTACGAGAGGTTTTCGCATTACGCAGCGCAGAGCAAAATCAAAAGTCCCTGCGTGAAGGAGGGCAAGTGCTTTCTGCCTTGGTGGCAGGTAAACCCGAGATGGCTCTGTCTCAGATTGACATTAAACTGGAAGCAGCGAGAAACGCTGGTAACCAGGAGGCTGTGCGTTTCCTGACCATGAATCGACAACTTGTCGAGAACAACCCTGAAAGTGCAAAGTTATTTTTTATATCTGAACTTTCGCAGATTCCGGGCGGAGATAAAGTGGTCGAATCTGCTCTCAAGCAGCGAGAGGATGTTCGTAAAGGTGAACTTCAGGCTCCTGCTGTTCGCAGGGCTGAAGCTGATGCCACTCAAGCCGAGCGCCAAGTCCAAGAACTCGATATCAAACTCAGAACGCTGGAGCAGGTCAAAGCGGCTGAACTGCTCAAAGCACAGAGTGAGGCACAGAAGGCTGAGGTTGAGGCCAAGTTTGCCGAGCGTCTAAAGAACCTTGAGATCGAGAAAGGTAAGGCCCAGGCTGCTAGGGATCGTGCTGCTGCGGCTGCTTCTATGGCTACGGCATCTCAAGGGCCAGCGCCTACAGTCACGACTGTCCAAGATCCTTCTGATCCTACGCGCACGCTCACCATTGACGCTCGACGTTATCAAGGTGGCACGTTAGGTGCAGCGGGCGTTATTGGTGTGGGTGGTAAGACTGCTGCATCTGCTCAAAAAGAAGTTCAGGCAGAGCAAGGTAGAACGCTTGTTGCGGACATCATTGATTCGCTTAAATCAAACTACACCACACTCGACAAGGCAAGAGCAATCCCAAGTACCCAAAGGGGTGTTTTGTCGAATGTTCTTACTGCGGTTGAAGTGTCTGGGCCTGGGCAGTTTGTATCTCGCGCCGTAGGATCGGAACCCCAAGCAGTTAGAGATGTGATTCAGAGTTCAAGGCTTCAACTACTGAACGCAATCAAGCAGGCAACGGGTCTATCGTCACAGCAGTTGAACTCTAACGTCGAACTGCAAACATGGCTCAAGTCAGTGTCTGATCCAAGTCAGCAGATCGAGTCCGTCATCCCGATTCTTGAGAACATCGAGAAGTTCGTCGCAGGTGGTGGTAAGAGGTCAGAAAGGGCGGCTGCAACTCCAGTGCCCGGCCAACCTGCCCCTGCTGCTACTAGTGCACCTATTTACGCAGTCAATCCACAAACAAATCAACGGATTATGTCCACCGATGGTGGAAACACTTGGAACCCTGTGAGGTAAGTAATGAATCTGCCGCCCGGTTTCCAACTCGAAAGTGCCCCCGCTAATCAAGTAAAACTTCCTCCGGGATTCCAACTTGAACTTGTCGATCAAATCCCCGGTGCCCAGCCTCAGCAGGTTCAGGCAGCAGCTACTGCTGGGCGCGAACTGCTTCAGCCTAAACCGGAAATTGGTCGTCAAGCAGTCGAACTCGCACGCCCGACAGTCGAGGCGCTTGGTGCTGCCGGTGGTGCTGCACTGGGCACTCCGCTAGGCCCAGCAGGTATTGTCGGTGGCGCTGGCCTTGGTTATGGTATCTCCAAGGGCGCTCTTGACATGCTTGAGCAGTTGATGGGCTATCGTGCAGCCCCATCAAGTGCCAGAGAGTCGCTGCTTGGTGGTGCTAAGGATGTGCTGACTGGGATGACGTTTGAGGCCGGTGGTCGTGCTGCTGCGCCCCTGATTACCGCAGGACTTGAGAAGTTTGGTCGCGCTGCTACAAGGGCACTTGATGTCAGAGGTCGTCAAGCAACCACGATTGCACGCGCTGCTGCTGGTGACGAGATTGACGCAATTCGTGCAGCACTGCGTAATGCGGCACCTGATGAGACTCCTGCTCAGGCTACCGCAGAGATTCCCCGCAAAGTCTGGCAGTCGCTCAATGAACTGGGCACCTCGACTGACAAGGCTGACCAGATCCTCAAAACACAGACTGATGAACTTCTTGGAGACTTGTCTCGCCTTGCTCGCGGAGGCAATGAGACTGAGATTCGTAACGCTCTTGATGCATCGAGGCAGATGCTCAATGCGGTTACTTCTCCGATGCGTCAGACCGAGTTGAAAGCGGCCAATCAAGCTGCTGAGACAATCGCAAAATTGGCACCGCGAGCAGAGCAAAAGCAGGCGTCTTTGGTTTCTGCATTGCAGGAAACTGGACGGATGCAGACTGAAGCAGCGCAGCGTGGTGTTGCTGCTCGGGAGCAATTTGCCCGTATCCCGGAAGAAGGTGGTATCCCGTCAGTCAGTGCCCGTCAGGCAGGGCGCACTCAGGAAGCGATGGCTCGTCAGTTCCAAGGGACTGCCGACGACTTTGCAGCAGTGCGTACCCAGCGCCGAGAGGAACTCGACTTCATCAATCGGCAAATGGGTAGCCTTGAGCAATACGGTCTGCGGCCATTGAACATCGACAATGTGCTTGGGTCGATTGAAAAATCAATGACCACTCCTGGTCGTCGAGTCAGCGCAACACAGACGCAGGTACTCGGTAAGGTCAAGGATCAACTTGAGCGTGCTGCTGCAATGAACAACGGCGTCATTGACGCTCGGGATCTGTACACCATCCGTAAAGAAGGTGTAAACGAGATCATTGACTCTTTGATGACTGGCCGTGATCCGCGAGTCAGCAAGAAAGTCGCAGCCGATGTTCTGGGCATCGTTCGCCCTGCCATTGATGACGCGATTGAGGCTGCTGGCGGCACAGGCTGGAGAAACTACCTCAAGACCTTTGAGCAGGGAGCCAAGGATCTTGAAAAGCGTCAGATGGCTGCTGATGCGCTGCGTTTGTTTAAGGACTCTCCTGACCAGTATGTCAAGCTGGTACGAGGAGAAAACACCGCAGCAGTGGAGTCTGTGTTTGGTACAGGCAACTTCGACATCTTCAAAGAGATGGCTAAGGAGATGCCGACACTGAACAAAGTGGCGTCATACGTTGAGCGCCAGGGTGTGATTGCCAACAAGGCTAAAGGTGGGCGTGAGGATCTTCTCAAACTCATCGACCAGAACAGTTGGCGGCGTAGGTTGCCGAATTGGTTCAACCCTACGATCACAACAATCAATCTGGCTCTGCGCGACGTTGAAAAAAGGATCAATGACGATACACTTAAGTTGATCAGAGAGGCTACACTCTCGAACAAATCGATGCTGGAACTTTTGGAAGGTTTGCCGCCCAGTGAGCGAGGCAAGTTGATGCGTCTGATCACCAATGCCAACACATGGATTAAGACACCGGGCGCTCGCACCGGTGTTATTGCAGGTATGGCCTCCGACACCGAGGAACAATAAATGTCCGCTCTCTCCGTCAACCCGCCTTTCCCGATCTTTCTGGACATCGACGGCCAGCCGCTCGATGCTGGCTTCGTGTACCTAGGCGTGGCAAATCAGGCTACTGAGGCCAACCCGATCCAGGCGTACTGGGATGCTGCGCTCAGTGTGCCAGCGACTCAGCCGATCCTGACCAGGGGCGGATTCCCTGTCAACGCAGGCGTACCGGCTCGGGTGTATGTGAACAGCGACTATTCGATTGTGGTGAAGAACCGCAACGGGTTCCAAGTATTCTCGTCGCCCATTGCGACTGATCGGTTCAATGATGCAGTCGTGAACATCGACTCATCTGATGTTACGTTCCTCCAAGCAGGCACCGGCGCTGTCGCACGCACCGCGCAGGACAAGATGCGGGATGTGGTCAGCGTCAAGGACTTCGGCGCTGCCGCCTCTCCTACACCATCGGCAGCAGCGTTCCAGTTGGCGATCAATGATGTGGTTACGGATGCAACCACATTAGGGCGCGGAGCATTTGACCTAATCCCAGGTGTTGAGTATTCAGTCGCAACACAACTTGAGCTTGATAAAAAGACTCTTCTAGTTCGCGGCAATAACTCAATACTTAAGTGGGCTGGCAATAACTCCACGTCAATGCTGCACATCACTGACTCAGCTCGTTGCCGTATTCAAGATTTAATCCTGATCGGTGATCTGACAAACCCACCGGTGTCCGCGATAAACCTCGACAGGGTTATTTCCACCGGTGAGATTGGCACTAATGAAAACTGCATTATTGATAATGTAACTATCGGTCGTAAGTTTACACAAGATACAACGACCGGCGGGACTGTTGATGCCACGCCCTATGGCAGAGTGCAGAATGGCATTCTTGTTGGTGGTATCGACGGAAATAATGATGAATTGACAGTTAGCAACACCCAGGTACACGGAGCAACCGTTGCTGGCATCTCCTTCCTGAATACGCAAAGCAGGTGGTCATCTTTGCGTGATGTGTTGGTTAACGATAGTGCTATTGGTCTGTATGCTGGGTGCAATCTACGTCTTGATAATTTCAACTGTAATAGAAACACAACGAGTGATATTAGAGGGGTAAGAGAGACCTACACTGTACTGACTACTTTCAACACTGAGAACTATGTTCGCGCCATTACATCCACTGGTGGCGCATCCTTTTTTGTGAGCGGTGGCTTTTGGAGCAGAAACGATGCCGTTCCAGTTCAAGTTGTCAGGGTTGAGAACGGGGGTCATTTCCTACTTGAAGATATGACCGTCCGCAATGCGCTCAACACCGCTGATACTTTCTACTATCGCGTCGGGGCGTTGTTGCCGGGCTCATTTACTGTGCGTCGTTCTAATATTCATCGCGGAACACTGCGCGATACGTGGGACATTGAGACCGGCGGGGCCACTACTCAGCCCTACTCGATAGACATTGAAGTTGGAAAATTCCGATGGAAGCAGGCGGCTAACTCTCCATACATTGATCGCGCCGTTACGCCTCCGGCAGTGGCGGCATCGGCATCCGGGCTAATTGCGTCCGGTTTGTGCTCATCTCCGTTCGGCGTTTACTTTAATGTGTCGTACCAATTGCCGTTGCAAGGGCAACATTTGACAGTTGCATACGATTCCGCAAGCCAAATCCGGGCAAGACTGCTCAACCCAACAGGCGCAAGCATCACACTGGCAGCAGGCAGGATGCGATGGATGGCGTTTGAGGATCATATTGCAAGACGGTGCTCGGTCTCACTCGACGCACCATCTACAGCGAATGGCGTGGGAACGACACTGACAGCAACGCTACCAGGCGCGCAGTTAGGGGATTACGTAGCCTATTCAGTAGGCGCGAACTACATGAACAGTGTAGTTACTTGCTATGTAAGTGCGGCAGACACGATCGCTGTTCGTGTGCATAACGCGAGTGGTGGCACTAGCAACCCAGCAGCCACTGTGTTTGGGCTAGCTGTGCTCAGAGAGTTTGGGAATTACCACGGGGTTGCAGCCTATACGCCTGCCGCTATTGCTAACGGCGACAGTATCACCGTGGTTGTTCCCGTAGTCGGCGCTCAGTTGGGCGGGCATGTATTTGCCACCTATACAGCAGACCTTCAAGGCATGACCCATAGCGCAGAAGTAAGCGCAGTTGATACGGTCACGGTAACGGTGACTAACTACACCGGGGGAAGCGTTACCCTTGGCGCGGGGTACTTTAAGGCAATGGTTGCATTCTGACTTCTACGCAATGAAGTCACCTCCCCCCCATCGTCACCGTGCTGCGGATCATCACGCCTAAGAAATGAAAGGCTAAACAATGTCAGCAACTTCTGTAAACCCTCTGTACCCGATCTTCACTGACACCGATGGTCAGCCGCTTGAGAACGGCTACATCTGGATTGGTACGGTGAACCTCGATCCGCAGGGCAACCCGATCAATGTGTACTGGGACTCTGCGCTCACCCAGGTGGCAGGCCAGCCCATTCGCACGATCAACGGCTACCCCTCGCGCAACGGATCGCCGTCACGGTTGTTCGTGAACAGCGAGTACAGCATCCGGGTGCAGAACAAGAACGGCACCACAGTTGCGAGTGTGAACAACAACTCCGAGGCGCTCGGTGACATCAACTCGGCGCTGGTGACGTTTATCCA